AGCTGTCGGTGACATCGATCTTTCGCATGATTGTGTTGTTCATCGTTTTAGTCCTATTTCAGTGCGCGATAGGTGACCGTCAGGACGGACGTAAAGACCAGGTCGTCGGCCAGGTGCTCGGTCGAGTAGATCGGCTCGTTGGCGAGGGACAAAAACGCCACACCGGACATCCCCGAAGCTAAGAGCCCCCGACCGGCGAGATAGTCTGCGATTTGCTCAACGAGCCCGCACAGCCTTTCGACCTCGGCATCCACGTCCTTGCCGACTTTTTGCTGCACGCCGATATCGACGGAGATGTCGCAGCGTCGGGCCTCCCTGCTGGCGTTCTCGATCTCGATGCCCTTGGGGACTACCGAGAGTTTCAGGTCCGCCAGGTCCGCAAGCTCGAACTTGGGCAACACCCGTCGCTGGGCGGTGAAATCCTCATCGAAGGTTCCCGCTTCGGCGGCGTTCAGTTCAGCCGCGACGGCGTCGGCGATGTCGATTGTCAGTTTCATTTACGTGTTCCTATCCTGCTATGAGCATCGCCACGGCCGTCGCGGCGCACGTGCCCACGGTGCCCAGAGCCAGCCAGAAGACCTTGCTGCGGCTCAGGCGATCCTGTTCGAGGCGGTCGATCCGCATCTGCAAACCCGGGCGCCCGTTGCCACGTAGGGCGTCGTCTATCCGGTCGAGTTTGCGGTGGAGTTCGGCGAACTCAGCCTTGCAGATGCTCTCATACTGTTCCCTGCAGTCAGTCATCGCTTCCGATATCCTTTGTGTGTATTCGCATCGTGGTGCGGTAGGGGTCCGACCATCGCCAGCAGCCATCGGTCCCGAAATCAAGAACCTCGTACTTGCGGCCGTTTGCCGCGATCACGTCGCCGATTTCGGGCTCCAGGCCGAGTTCGCCGGCCAGGATCAGGAAGTCATAGATGCTGGCGCCGATCTTCAGCCCGTAATCGTCCGCCACCTCGTAGTCCGTCTTACCGAACGTGGCGCTTACGGTCAGTACCTGCACGTCGCGGCGGTACTCGACCTGGCTGGAGCAGTGCGCCGTTCGCATCTGCTCCAGCCAGTCAGAGCCCTGTTTCAGCAGGTCCGCCACGGATTACTGCTCCAGGCGAACGCGGACGGTCGTGTCAGCGTCTGCGGCGGCGATGACGACCTTGCCGAGGTACTTGTTGGCGCCGGCCTCAGCGTCCTCCTTGGCCTCGGTGTCTCCGACGTCCCAGTAGACCTTCGCGCCGGCCGTTATGGCGGTGCCGCCGCCGGTTGCCTTGGGGAGGTCGAAGACGCCGTCGACCGCCAGTGCGCCCAGTGCGTTTGCGGCGATATCGAGTTTGGCGACGCCGATCAGGTCGCCCTGGACGACTACGTCGCCGGCCGATACGGCGCTGCCGGGTGTGTAGTCGATCGCCTTGCCGTCGTGAATGAACTGTCCTGTTGCCATTGGGTTTTGCCTTTCCTTGAACTTCTTTTTGTCAGTGCGTCAGTTGATTCGCTCTCCAGCCGCTACGGCGATCACGCCTCGCCTTTGAACTTCGCGGCGCCTCGGTAATCCTGCTCGCGGACGCCGAAGTCGATGTAGCCGCGGAACTGGATTCCGAGCGTGTTGAAGTCGGCGTCGGTTTTCTCGACGGTGGGGCGGTCCACGCCGTTGAGGAACGCCACCTCGATCGCCGGCAGGCGGTTCGGGTCGGCCTGCAGGTACCACGCCTTGGCCGAGGCGCCGCTAAACGTGGCGTTGGACAGGTACGTCGAGGAAACGACATCGAATTTGCCCACGTGCGGGTTGGCCTGCGGTTTGGCTTTGTTGGCGGTCGTGGTTTCGTTAAGCTGCAGGCTCTTCATGAGCAGTTCGGCCACCACCTTCAGCGCCGTGGGGACCAGCAGAATGCTCGCGGGGACCCCGAGCGGCCGCCCGTTGGGCTTGGTCTGCTCGCCGAACAAGACCTCGGCGGCGGTAAGTCCGTCAACAGTCAGGGCGGTGTCGGCCCCAGCCAGGTAGTTCTTGTGGTCGGCGTGGAAGAACGTCTTGCTGTCGGCGCCGACCGGGTTGCTCAGCAGCAGGCCCCAGACCGCGTCGGCGATCGCCTCGGCTGCGCCCATACCGATTTGGCGCGGGATGTCGGTGAATGCGCCCATGTCGTCGTTGATGATCATCTGGCGCGTCAGGGCGAACATGATCCCGTGGGTGTCGGCCTTCTGTCCGAAGGTTTGCTCGCCGACCTGCCCGTGCTTCAGTTCGCCGTCGGGTCCGACCTGCTGGAACTTGAACGCTCCGGTCATGCGGTAGCGGGTGTGCTCCTTGAAGTCGTTGACCGAGGCGATCCTGCAGATCCGCCGCCAGGCGTCCTCGATATAGTTGTACCCCTCCAGCAGCATCTTGTTGGCGATATTGCTCAGAATGCCCGGCAGGGCGGCGGTGCTGAACGCCGCCTGCAGCCAGCCTGTGGCGTCGCGGCGGAATCGCGGCAGCCGCTGGCCCGAGGCAAGTTCGCAGAACTCCTGGATGCCGATCCCCCGCAGCTTGTCGGCGGCCTCCAGGACCGGTTCGGCGTACGCGGCCTCGATCTGCCGACCGGAGACGCCAGACGCCATCAGCGCAGCGGCTTCGAACACCTGCGGGCTGGAGTTGCGCGGTTGGGTGTTCACCGCAGGCACGTTCGGGCGCGATGCACGAAGTACGTGGAGTTCGGTCTTGGTCGCGTCCCAGCCTTCCTCGATGGCCTTGGCCTCGATGTCGGTGTGCTCGCCGCCGGGGCCGCAGACCTTGCGGATCGTCTCGATCCGTCGCGTTTCGTCGGCCATCTGACGCCGCATCTGAGACACGGGGTCTGCAGCCGAGGCGTTCACCGTGTCCGGAGTGGTTGCCGGCTCATCGGGCGTGGCGGAGTTATCAGCGGCCGAGGCGCCCGTGTCGGCGGGGGGGGCGTCGGAAGCCGGGGTCTCGATGGTCTGCGTGTCGGTGTCGGCGGTTTTTTCGTCTTTCATTTCGTCATGCTCCTTTGCCTTTGCGGCGATCTTGGCTTGCGTGTTTGCGTCTGCTCCGCTGTCAACGAAGCTGATTTCCTTGAGGACGGCCTTGCGGACCAAGTGAAGCGGCCCGATGAACTCCTGTCCGTTGACTGTGACAGTTGCGCCGTGGGGGATGGACTCGGCTTCGACGATCGCCGCGCCGATGCTGGCCTGCCACGGGAATCCGTTGACGCCGCTCTTGGCGACGTCCCTTGCCCATGACGTGTTGCGGCTGACGAGCCCCTCGGCGATCACCTGTCCGTTTTCGACAGCGACCCGCTGGGTGTGGCCCACACCCTGGCGCGGATTGTGATCGAGGCGAACCGGGATGTCCTGGCGATCGATGCTCAGGCCCTCCAGATCGACAACCACGGGGTGCGGGAATCCCGCAATTCGCATAGTCCCTCCCGTATAGGCGACCATGCTGAATCGCGGCGTGTTCTGGCCGTTGGCGGCCTCTTCACCGGCTGCCTCGATGTTCAGCGGCGAGAGAAACTGCAAGTAGTCAGGAATCGTCTTCATCGGTGTTGCTCTCCGTAACAGGGTTTTCTTGATCTTGATGTTGGTGTTGTTGCGCCTGGTCGCGGGACAGCCCCAGTTCTTCCATCAACTTGTTTTCTTTCGCCCGCTGGCTGAGTTCAGTCTCCCAGTCACGGCCTTGGCGGGCGTATTCGATGGCCAGAGTAGTGGTGTGCGATCCCAGACGCATGGCCTGGGCTTTGGCCTCTTTGGCCGGGTCGACGTGTTCCGTGCCGTCGAAGAACCACTGGTGCGGCATGCCGTTGATGCTGCGAAGCACGGCTAGTTCAGTGGTCAACATTGCCTCTTGGCGCCATGCCGACAATATCCGGTCCAGAACGACATCGCCCATGTGCGCCTGCTCGACGCGGATCGACTTGTAATAGGTCTGGTGGTCCAGCCTCCCCGAGGCGTAGTTGTATCCTGAGGAGTTGCAGGCTGCGATGTTGTACGGCAGATTCAGGCAGCGTGCGATCTCATTGAGCAGCTCCCGCTTGAACTCGGCGTAAGTAGTGCCCGGCTGTTCGGCCTTGATCTGGCCGAGCTTCCATCCGTCCGGCAGCGTGGTGGCCATCCGTTTTTCCAGTTCGACGATGTCCATCGGCTCTACGGATGCGGCCTCGCCGTTGGCTGGCGCATCGGTGTACAGTACGGCCGCAAAATCTGCGGCGGTCTCCGCGGCGCCCAGGACCGCAAGGGTGTAGCGTCGCAGTTGGGCGAATAGCGGCAGGGCGGGCGTGATCTCCGGAACGCCCCGATGCTGACCGGGCCTGTCGGTCCGGAAGTAGTGAATTACTGCCGCTGCGTTGAGCACGTCGTAGTCATTGCGCCAGGCTCCGATCTCGCCGGGGTGATACCGCAAGACCGTATACGAGCTTGGATTGCCCCATGCATCCAGGTGGATGCCGTCGACATCGCCAACTACGGGAAGCACCGCC